TGGACCTAGAGAAGCTGTTAGTAATACTCAACAAGCTTTAATACAATCTTCACATATCTTAGAGATGTATTTTGAGGTACATGGTTATGTAAAGAGAAATGTACTTAAAGCTTTACTTGAAACAGCTAAGATAGCTTATGCAGATAGTAAACCTAGAAAACTATCTTATGTCTTAGATGATATGTCTATTCAATTATTTGATTTAGATATTGGTTTATTAGATTCTTCTACTCTAGGTTTATTCATGGAAAATTCTATGAAAGCAGAAGAGATCAGAGAAACTTTAAAACAATTATCACATGCAGCAATGCAAAATCAAAAAGCTGAGTTATCAGATGTATTAGCTATTTTAAGACATGAAAGTATTGCTGAATCTGAAGAAACATTGAAAGTTGCTGAAGAGAGAAAAAGACAACAAGATAATGCTGCTCAACAACAACAAATTCAAGCTAATGCTGAAGAGGCTGAGAAAGTTAGAGAGTTTCGTAGAGAAGAGCATGAGATGGAAAAAGAGCTTGTTATTCTTAAAGAAGAAGAAAGAAGAAAAACTGTTATATCTCAAAGTGCTCTTACAGGAATGTCTTTCAATCCTGAAGCTGATACAGATGGTGATGGTATAAATGATTTCTTAGAAATTGCTAAATATGGTCTTGATGCTGATATCAAGAAAAGTAAAATGCAATTAGAGAGAGAAGCATTAGAACATAAAAAAGCGTATGATAATCAGAAACTTAAAAATGAAGAAACTAAATTATCTAATGAACAACAAAAGATAAAATTAGCTGCAAAAAAGGCTGGTAATACATAAAGCTATTACTACCCTTTTTTGAAAATTTCATTTCAAAGTTTAAGGTTTTTAATATAAAATATTAAATTTGCTAACAATTAATATAGAGATATATGAGTTTTGAATGGGAAGATCCAACTACAAGTGAAGATTTCTTTGCAATGGTAGACGGAGAAGGAAGTACTACAGAAGATGAGACTCCTGCAGGTGATGAAGATCAAACACCTGAAAAGAAAAAAGAACCTGTTGAAGAAGATGAGGAAGATGAAGAAGATGATTTATTTTCCAAAGTAGAATCAACAACAGAAGATGATGATCCTGAAGAGGATGAGGAAACTGAAAAAGGTTCTGAAAAGAAAACTAAAACTCCTAAAGCTGAAGGGGTATCTACAGTTAATACTTTAAACTTTTTAAAAGAAAAAGGTTTAGTAAGTTTTGAATTAGAAGATGAGGAAGAGCTTACAGAAGAACTTGCAGAAGAATTATTAGAAGATAGTTATGATGCAGCTGTAGAGGAAAGAATTGTAGCTAAGTTAGATGCTTTACCTGAAGATGTAAAAAACTTAATTCAATTCACTTTAAAGGGAGGTTCATTAAATGCTTATCTAGATCAAGTTGTAGATAATACAGTAGAGTTTGATGAGGACTTAGATCTAACTGATGTTAAAAACCAAGAAGCTATTATGAGAGAAGTTTTAGCTTTAGAAGGTGAAGATGATGAAGATGAGATTGAGGAAAAAATTGAGTACTTAAAAGATAAAGGTACTTTAGAAGCTGCGGCTCAGAAAAAATTCCAAAAGTATCTTAATCATAAAAAACAGGTAGAACAAGAAGCTCTTGCAAAACAAGCTCAAGCTAGAGAACAAGCAAAGAAAATTGAGAGAGAAAATAAAAAGAGTCTATCAAATTTCTTATCCTCTAATAAAGAGTTGTCTGGTTTACCAGTATCAAGAAAAGATAAGACTGAATTACCAAACTATATTTATGGTAGAACAGTTGAATTAGAAAATGGTAATAGAATCACAGAAATGCAAAAAGAGCTTTTCTATGAATTACCTAAGAATACAGCTGCTATGTCTCAATTAGCTATCTTATTGAGAACAAGAAATGCAGATGGTACTTTTAACTTTGATGCTATTGCAAAAAAATCAGAGACAACAGTTATCAGAGAAATCAAAGATAAAGTTCGTAGAACAAATATGGTCAAAGGTAAGAGTGCTGTTGAAGTTACTAAAGCCCAAAAACCATTAAGTGAATATTTTAAATAACAAAGACTTATAATTTACAATTATGGCACAATCAATTAATAAATTACAAGTAAGACAGAGTAGATTTGATTCTACGAGAATGACAGACTTGAACCACTGGTCTAAGCAAATGGCTTTAAAACCAGAGGTTTTTGAAGGTCCTCATAGAACATTATTTGCTTCTAAAACTAACAGTCTTAACTTGTCTAAAGGTAACATCTTAGAATCTGTGTTCGGATTAGGAAACACAAAATACATTGATGACTTATCTTGGGGATGGAAAATGAGAGCACAAGGTTTCCGTGCCATCACTATCTTAGAAAACAGAACTGCAGGTGATAAACCTGGTCAATTCCGTCAACCTATTAAAGTTTTAGTAGATGTTGATTTAGGAGCTTTAGGAGAGTCTTGGACTCCAGGTTCATCTGACAAGTCTCAAGTAGTAATGATCAAAGACAAAGTAAAAGAAGGTCGTGGTTTCTTATATACTTTCGAGGTATATACTGAAGGGCCAGAACATTACTTAAAGCCTGAATATTTAAAACCTGGAACTAAGTTTACACGTTTCTTTGCTATGCGTGGGGAAGCTGCTGAATCAGGGGGTTACACTGAACACTCTACTAATGTTGAGTACCGTAATCACTTAGTTAAATTACGTAAAGAATACAAGGTTACTGACTTTGCTGCACAATCTGTATTAGATATTGTATTCCAAGATGATGAAGGACAAGTTCACCGTTCTTGGATGGATATGTATGAGGCTAACTATCACATGGCTATGAACAAAGAGTTAACTAACTCTGCTATGTATTCTCGCTTAGGTGATGCTCCTATTGCAGATCCAGATTCAGGATATCCTATTGTACCTGGTGCTGGTTTACAGCAACAAATTGAATTTGGTGGTAACGTAGAAAAATATACTACTTTAACTGCTGAATTAATTGAAGCTTTCTTTGACCGTATGGTTTACTCAAGAATTAATCCAGGTGATTTAGGAGAAGTTATTGGTTTCTCTGGACACTATGGTATGAAAGAGTTCCACAAAGCTTTAGATATTTGGACAGGTGGTAGAGCTATTGTTAAAGAAAGTTCTGACTTCTTATCTAAGGATGCTAAAGGAGTTCACAAAAACTCATTAGTAACTGGATATCAATATACTACTTTTGCCTTACCTAATGGTGGTTCTTTCAAATTAATTCATAACCCTATGAATGATGATAAGTCTATCCACCGTGATATTGATCCATTAACAGGTGTTCCATTAGAATCTCAACGTATTACTATCTTAGATGTAACTGGAGGTAATGGAGAATCTATCAATGCTAAGAACAATATCCGTTTAGTTCGTAAGAACAAAGTTTATGGTACTACTATTGTTGAAGGTCGTTATGGTCCTGGAGGTATTATCTCTAAAGATCCTAAACACTCTGGAGATTACTACCGAGTAGATATCTCAGACTCTATTGGTATCGAAATTGAAGATCCAACTGTAACTGGAGAATTAGTTAAAGCAGTAGGATAATACTTAAATAATAAAAGAAGAAAAAGAATAGTATGGCTGAAATTGCACAAGATTTAAAGATTGAAATTAGACCAATTCCTAATCGTAAAGGTATCAGAGATTTCTCTGAGAATTTGGAATATTTTTCACAAGCACATATTATCTCTCCTTTAGTTGATCCAGCCTCTTTGAAATATAAGACTGGATTAACTGAGGAAGATAAAAAATACCTAGAAGATAAAGGTTTTCCTTATGACTTTAGAAATGACAATTATATTAGAGGTGTAGCCCACCCTTTCTGGGAAAGTCAAATGTTAAAGATTGAGTTAAGAAACAATCCAATGTTTTTATTTCCAGGTAAAAATTTAATTGACTTTGTTAAGTATAAGTATTTGTTAGAAAGTAAATACGTTTATAAATCAGAAGCTGAATTAGCTGAGGGAGGTAAGTTTGAAGCTACTCACTACATCTATAATGAATCTGAAGAGATTGCCTTAAAAGCTTCTAAAATTGATGAAAAGAATAAAGTCATCAATAGAATTGAAAAACTTTCTAAACAGAAAAAATGTGATTTATTATTGGTACTCTTAAATGAGAATACTGAAAATAAAGACAATGATTACTTAACAGTTAGATTTGAAGATATTATAGCTACTAAACATTTATATGATGAATTAATTCTTTTATTAGATGGTATGCGAGGTGATATATCTTTATTAGCTGAAGTTAAAAAGGCTATCCAAATGAATGTGCTTAAACGTACTAAATTAGGAATCTTTTATTACGACAACAATTTAGGTTTTACAGAGGAAGATGTCAGAGATGTTTTATCTAAACCTGAAAACCAAGAGTTATATTTAACTATAAAAACAAAAATTAAATAATTATGGAAAGTACTTTAGCAGATATCAAACAGCTTTTTAATGTGAAAGCTATTGCTTATGCAACTAAATTAGATGCATTACCAGATAACTCTTTTGCTATCTACGAAGAAGGTTCAGACACAAGTATTGCCTCTACTGTTACTGCGAACACTTTACCTGAGAAAATTAGATTCTTAGCTAAGGTTAATGGTAAATTATATTACAGTTTTGATACTATCAACAAGAATGATATTATCAATGCTAAAGCTGTAGACTACCAAGCACCTGTAGTAAATGTCTGGGAAACAACTATCACTGCTGCTCAATGTGCATGTATTGAAATGTTAAAGATTATTGTTAACATTGAAGATATGCGTTTATTAAACCGTGATGGATTTACTTGGCAACATCGTGACTTTGTTATTGCAACTACTCCAGAGGAGTTAGCTTGTGCTTGTGAAGGAGGTGTAGATGCAGATCCAGTAGCTGTTAACAATAAAATGACTGCTTTATTAGTGAAGAAAGTCATTGACATGGATTCAGAATTTTACACAGCAAAAGCTGTTAAAGCTGATGGTTCAGCTATCACAGATGATTTAGATACTTTCGTAGAATCTAACTTAGCATCTGAAGCTCCTGTAATGATCAAATTAGTTTTAGAAGGTAAGCCTCATGCAGCTGCTCCTTACAAAGACTTAGATACTGATTGGGTAGGAGTTCGTGGAGTAGGTTTAAAACCTATCATTGAAGTAAACAATGGAGATGTTTCTGCTATTAAATTTACAGAAACTCAAGCATTAGTTTATGAAAAAGGTGCTGGAGCTGATTTAAGAAAAGAGGAGTGGGATAACATGAACTACTACACTAACTTAAATTACCGTACTCAAATGTGTGATGGGTTAGCTGATCCTAATTTAGTTTATCAATTTGAAAATGGTCAAAACTATAAGACTGTAAACTTTGAATTTACTACTTTAAACACTGAACGTAATTCAGGTAGAAAACGTTTATTTGGAGTTTTATTAGGAACTACAGACAACACTATTTTTAATAAATTAAAAGCTTTATTTGGAGCAGCCTAAAAATTAAATTATGTTTATAGAAGATATGCACTATGACTTCAAAAAGAAGTTTAATAAGATAGATTCTAATCAAAATAGAAATCTGTTAGTGCCTGAAATAGATTGGGCTTTAAATGAAGCTCAAAATATCTTCTTAGATTTAATAGCTGCCCCAAGAAAACCTAGCTTACATGGGTTTGAAAAAACTCAAAAAAATATAGATGACATCAGACCTTTGGTAGTACCTGACCAAAGGTTGGATGTTACTAAGCTCACAGACAGTACCTACCTTATGGATATACCTGGAGATTACAGATATTTTGTAAAGGGTACAGCTAGTATATCTAAGGAGAAATGTAAAGACAAAACTGCTCGTATTTATGTTCAAAAACATGATGATGAGTTTGAAGAAAGTGTTTTTGATTCCTCTTCTTTTGAATGGAGAGAGGTAAACGCTTTATTTACAGAAGATGGTTTAAGACTTTTTACAGATACAACGTTTACTGTTGATAGTGTTTTACTTACTTATATAAAGAATCCTGTTTATATTCATAACGCTAAAGATTTTAGAGGAGGGCAATATAAACTTCCTTCTGGTCAAATACTACAGGGTAAACAAGATTGTCAATTATCTGAGCAATGTTGTAGGGAGATTGTTGATATAGCTGTGGCTATGACAGCAGGAGAGATCAATGCTAGTGATTATCAGATAAAATTAAGTAAAATGCAACTGGGAGGCTTAGGCTAAACATTGATACCTTAAAGTTAATAACAATATAGGTGGTGAAAATTCACCACTTTTTTTATACCTAAAACTATGGTAATAAACAATTTAATAGATAGAATATACATTGTAGTAGATTTTGAAGAACTGTATTCAAAACCATATACAATACACA